AACCCGTCAAGACCGCAGCCAAGACAGGCAAGGCAGCTTGAGCATGTACGCCACGCAAGCCGACCTAGAGCAACGCTTCGGCGCGGATGAGGTGTTGCAACTCACCGACCGCAACAGCACTGGAGCGGTGGATGTGGCTGTGCTGTCCGCTGCAATAGGCGATGCGCAAGCGGTTATCGATGGTTATCTGCGCTCGGCAGGCTACACCTTGCCACTGGCGACGATACCAGTTGAGCTGATGCGCATTAGCTGCGATTTGACGCGTTACTTTCTCTACGAAAATTCCGCCACGCAAGTGGTCAAGGATAGACGCGATGAGGCCGTCAGCTGGTTGCGCGACGTGGCGAGTGGCAAGGTGACGCTGGGTGTCAGTATGCAAGGCGTTGCCCCTGATGCTGCCGCCTCGGCGGTGCGCATGACATCTGATGTGCGGCTGTTTAACGCTGCAACGCTGATAGGTTACTGATGAGCTTATCCAGTCTTGTCATCGCACGGATTAAAGCCCAAGTGCCGGAGCTACTCGATGTACTGACTGGCGCAGACTTGGCGGCTATAAACACCACGCCGCCGCTTAGATACCCATGCGCCTATGTGTATTCGTTGTCAGAGAGTGGCAACGACAACCGTTATATGACAGGCATGACGGCACAGCGCAGAACGCAAGCAGTCGGTGTGTTGCTGTTAGTGCGCAACGTGCGCGATGCAGTCGGGCACGCCGCCAAAGTCGATTTAGATGCCTTGCGCATCAAGCTCGATGCGGCACTGTTTGGCTATGTCCCCGCGCCTGAATATGAACCGCTGATATTTACCCGTGGAGCATTGGTACAACTGGCAGATGGCGTGCTGTTATGGCAAGACGATTATACAACCCGCCGCGATCATCGCGGCTAAAGGAGAACACCATGTTTGATGATGAATTTAACGGACAAGGCGGCACATTCATAGTTGACCCAGTCACTGGCAAGCGCAGCCGCGTACCTGAAGATGTAGAAGTTAGCCCAGCCGTGCAGACGACTACTAAGCCTACTTCCAGAAAGGCTACCGCTGCCCCAGTAGATGCCCCAGTAGATGCCCCCACCACGACTAGCACAGGAGTTTAACCATGGCCTTAAAATCGCAGAAACAAGTCTTACTGGCAAAAGTTGAGGCCACCTATGGTGTTGATCCACTTCCAACAGGTGCAGCAAATGCCATGCTGGTGAGCGGCCTCAAGATCAATCCTATCGTCACCGGCAGCGCAGACCGCAAAGTCATCGCGCCGTACTTTGGAAATATGGGAAAAATCATCACTGAGCGTCATGCTGAAATCTCATTTGATGTTGAGCTCTCTACCTCGGGTGTATTTGGTATACCGCCAGCTTATGGGCTATTATTCAAAGGCTGTGCCATGTCCGAGACCATCACCGCAGGCGTAAGCGTAGTCTATAGCCCCATTTCATCGCTGGAGCAATCCTTGACGTTATACGCCAACGTAGACGGCATGCTGTATAAGATGATCGGTGCGCGCGGCAACGTTACTGCAAAACTCTCCGCTAAAGGCGTGCCAATGTTGGCGTTTAAGTACATCGCCCTATATGCCTCACCAAGCGACGTTGTGATGCCTGCTGCCGTATTGTCTGAATTCAGAGCCCCACTGGCCGTGACTGCGCAGAACACTACCGCGATGTTCCACGGTTATGCCGCGCTGGTATCTGATTTTAGTTTCGACTTGGGTAACAAGATGGCCTATCGCTCGTTGATTAATAACGAATCTGTCATCTTTGGAGACCGCTCCAGCACTGGCTCTGTCGCGATGGAGCAACCAACGATGCTGGGGAAAGACTTTTTTGCAGCAGTCACCTCCGGCACAGCGGCGGGCATGACCGTCACACACGGTACAGTGGCGGGCTCTAAGGTCGTCATCAGCATGCCGCAAGCTCAGCCAACCGATGTTCAGCTGTCGGACTTGGATGGTGTGCAAATGATTCAGATGCCGTTGCAGATGCAACCACTCGTAGGCAACGACGAAATCACCTTGACTTACAATTAACACGAGGCGGAATGCGTTCCGTCTTAAAGCACTCCACGCCTGCGCGTAACCTGTCCACATTGCTCAACCACTGTGGACTTTTTTTATGTTCAAGCTTGCCGTTTCCCCCAGCTACTTCGCCCCCGTCACTGTGGCTTTGCCGGGTGCTAAAGCAAAACAAGTTTTTGATGCGGAATTTAAGCGGCTCGATGCCACTGAGCTGAAAGATTTGGCCGCTCGCACAGCTGCGGGCGAGCTGGATGATGCAGGCTATGCGCGCGAAATCGTCATCGGATGGAAAGGCGTTGCAGATGAAAACGGCGAGTTGGAATTCAGTGACAGTAACTTAGACCGCTTGCTTGATATTTACCCAGTGGCCAGCTCGATTGTGCAGGGGTTCTTTGCCAGTTTGGAAGGTGCACGCGCAAAAAACTAGCAGCTGCTGCGTGCCACTGGGCACGTGGCGGCAAGCGCGACCCCAAAGCACAACGGGCGCAATACGAGCAGGATGCGCGGCAATTCGGTATTCCTATCGAGCAGCTCGAAGCAATAGATAACCTAGACGATTCAGCAGATGATTTTCCCATCTGGCCGGACAACGTTACCGCACTGAATTGTTTTATCGACTGCCGCACACAGTGGCGTATGCTGCCAGTCGCTTCTGGGCGCGCATTGTTTCTGGGCTTGGAATACAGCAACGTGCGGGTCATGCTCAAGGCGCGCAATTTGCCAGACTGGCGGGCGGCGTTTACCGATATACAGGTGATGGAGTGGGCGGCTCTGACAGTACTTAACGAGGCTTGACCATCCAAGTCATCAGCATCACGATGAGCGTGATGAGGATGACGGTGTTGCGTAGGGCGAGGCGGATGAAGTTCATTTCCAGCATCTTGCAATAGGAGTTTTTGCATGTCAAATAACCTTGAATTCGGTTTTACGCTAAAAGCCAATGCTGACAGCAGCTTTACGGGCACTGTCACGGCTGCGCAAGACTCGCTAAACAAGCTGGGTGCAGCGGGTGCGGACGCGGGCAGTAAAATCAATCAGGGCGCGAAGACTGGCCGAGAAGGGATAAACGCATCAGCTCAGGCCATTGATAATTTGACCGGGAAACTTGCCGTGATTGGGCATTATGGCGCGGCCATATGGGCGGTTGGCAAGGTTGCAGAATATACCTCTAGTGTGACCGAGGCTGCGGTCAAGCAGCAACAATTTAACAACCTCATGACGATTGCAACCGGCAATGCAGCGTCGGGTGCAACTGAGTACGCGCGGGTTAAAGACATGTCGCAGCGGTTAGGGCTGGAAGTAACCAGCACGGCAGAGGCTTACGGAAAATTTGCGTCTGCGGCACGCGGCACTTCAATGGAAGGCCAGCGCGCTGCGCAAGTATTCGAATCGGTGGCGGGCGTATCGGCCAAGATGGGAATGGGTGTCGGTGAGCAGCAGGGCGTATTTCTTGCACTATCGCAGATGATGTCCAAGGGTGTTGTATCCGCTGAAGAGTTCCGCCAACAGTTGGGCGAACGTTTGCCTATTGCAACGACGGCGGGTGCGGCAGCGATGAAAGTGTCGACTGCCGAATTTACCAACATGCTGAATTCTGGCAAGTTGATTAGCGAAGAGTTCTTGCCAAAATTCGCCGAAGAATTACGCAAGATGGGCGGCGTGACAGGCAATATTGAGGGCGTACAAGCCTCCCTTAATCGCGTTTCTAACAACTTCACCGCCCTCAAGCAAAATCTTGGCGAATCTGCCCCGATTGAGGGTAGCGCAAAGGCGATTGAGTATCTAACCTCGAATGCCCAGCTACTAGCTGGCGTAATCACTGCGGCTGCCACTGCTGCTGGGTCTTATGCTGCGTTAAAGATAGGCGATGCTGCCTTATCTGCGGTGTCAGGGATTATTGCCAAGTCAGCCGCACTCACTGCCGAGCGCGCCGCGACGCTGGCCGCCGCTGAGGCCGACGTGACTGCCACTGCCGCTACGGTTGCACGCATGCGCGCTACCACTGCCATGACCGGTGCAACAGCAGAATCTATTGCCGTCAATAACGCGCACACGGCAGCGGTAGAACGGCTAGCTGCTGCACAATCTGCTAGTGCAGCATCCTCAGGTATTGCACGCGGCGCAATAGGGATGTTAGGCGGCCCGATAGGTTTAGTGACGCTCGCCCTGACGGCTGGCGTTGCAGCATGGCAACTGTGGGGGAACTCCGCCAAGGAAGCCGCAGCCGAAGCCGAGACAGCGATGCGCAGCCGACTGGATAAGGCGATGCGCAACGGTGCAACAGAAGGCGAGGCATTGCAG